AGACGGAAAGAGCTGGAATGAAGTAACGAGAGATACGAGTTATATTGGTAATAGATGTTATTCTTCAACTGCCGATACTGTATTTAATTCAAATACTTCAGTAGTTGTTTTTGACAGAGTAAGAGGAATAGGGGGTACATCTAAACGTGAATTTTTTAACAAAGATTTTGCAATAGCCTACGATAGATTAATTTGTTTAGTAGATGGTCAATATACATTTCGTTTAAATCAATTATCTTCTTCTGGTTATTCATCTACAACCTCTTTATCATTAAGAAAAAATGGAACAATTTATTTTCATTGTTACCATGATAATGTTGATTATATTACATACGGATATTCAACTTCTATTGACCTCATAAGAGGAGATTATTTAGAAGTACAAGGTATTTGGCATGATGGAATGCCTTATTCACAATTTATGATTGATAGGACTGGCTAATGTTTATATCACACAAAAATAATGTAATTCAATATATTGAAGAAGTAGAATGGGATTGTAGAAGAAAGACTAAAGGTATGTCTAAACCTGAGTATTGGGCTTGGTTAGAATCAGTTACTACGGATGGTGTACCTGACTATTCTGGTGAATCTGGATATACTATAGTTGAATGTACTGATGAAAATATTAGTGCAAGACTAACTCAATTAGATGCATATGTTTCTGTTACACCATTAGGAATAACATACAACATCAAATACTATGTAACCAAAAAAGATTCAGAAATAGATGGTGTTAAGTCGCACTTTATAGGTGATGATACAGCTAAAGACAAAAGAATACTAGACCAAAAATGGGCAGACATTAGATCAGAAAGAAACAGGAAGTTGGCTGAAACAGACTACTTAGCTTTATCAGATAATACATTAAGTAATGATATGAAAAATTACAGAGATGCTCTGAGGGATGTACCCTCAGATAATTCTGATCCAGACAACATCAGTTGGCCTGCTAAACCATGAATAAAATAAAGAAGAAATTTTATAATTGGAGAGATAATCTCACTGGCTGGAAATGGTGGCTATATGAGATAGGAGGTGGTATACTATTCTTTGCAATAGTAGAACTAATTATTAATCAGGTAGGCTATTCAGTTCTACCTTGGCGATGGATTTAAAAATTAAAGGAGTAAAGATGAAAGAGAGACAGTTAATGGAGGCTCTGATATCTTACATAGTAGTAGATAACACTAAGATATACAGAGCTAATGAAGGTAATATTAACTGATAAGGTAATATCCTTATTCTGCGTAGAAATTTTATCAAGACATCTATCCTTGCAGGGATAGGTACGCTCTCTGAAGTACAACTTGCTCACTCAGTTTTAGATTGGATACCTCTGCACCACGAAAAAGAAATGACTTGTAAGTGTGGTTGCAATCAGAACAAAATGGATGCAGAGTTTATGGAAAGACTTCAGCTACTTAGGGCTGAATGGTATAAAGAAAGTACAAGAGCACTAAAAGTAAATTCGGGATTTAGGTGTAAGAATCATCCGATAGAGAAGAGAAAAAAAATTGTAGGGCCACATACTAAAGGCAAGGCAGTAGATATTCTCATCTCAGGAAAAGATGCTACAAGGCTATTTAAGATGGCAAAGAAGTATATGAGTGGTATCGGATATTCTTTCAAGGGCAGAAGTAGATCACATTTTTTACATCTGGATTCCTTGACACCTGAAGAGGCAGAAAGGCCAGCAGTATGGAATTACAAATAAAAATATTTATTGTAGTATTAATTATACTATTTACTGGATGTACAGTTAATAAGCCAACTCCAATAGAACAAAAGGAAGAGAATAAATACTCAAATAATTTTACTACTGAAGAAATACGAGCATATTGGGCACTATGTCAACAGGCATTTTTGCAGAAAAACCCTTATACTCCACGACCTATAATAATAGGACACTGTGATTGTTATTCTGACTATGTTAGAAAAACTTATAAAGATAGAGAAGAACTGAATAATTTAAGCATTTATGATAACCTAACAAAGAGCTTAATTACTGAGTGTAATTTTAAACTACAGTTTAAGTTTAATAAGCCAACATAATAAAGGAGACAAATGGCAAATATAGTTAAACCTGACGGCCCTAAAGTTGATCAGGAATATATAAAATACCAATTTAATTGGAGAGCACCCAGTGAAAAAGAGTGGCAAAAAATGGAAGTTATTGGACACCGCTATTATGAAGAAAATAATAGAATGGTTTTATTTAAAGAAAACGGTGGAATATTTGAAATACCTAACTGGAACGAGCATTACTCTGATCTTGGAGAAGATTGGGCTAATAAAATCAAAGAGCAAGAAAAAGAATTAGCCAACCAAGAAAAGGAGGAACCTAATGCAGACACAAGACCTAATTAACATAGTACAGAATTTAGGAGCACCAGTAGTATACAGCTTATTAGCCTTATGGTTTATTAAGTTCCAGTTTGTCAAAGCAGAAGAAGCGGCCCAAAGAGGCCGTGAAGAAAGGCAAAGACTTATAGACGATTTTACAAAAAGAGACGCAGAGAATGATAAACGTGCGTTTGAATTAGCACAACACAGTAATGAAGCAATGAATAAAATGGCTTCAAGTTTGGAAGCAAATACAAAGTCAATGGATAATTTAATTGCGGCATTATCAATTTCTAAACACTAGGAGATTAGCATGACAGTTAATGAGAAGGTACAATTAACTAGGTTTTATGCAAGGTTCGCTATTGCAATAGTTGCAATGGCAATCTTTAGCTACATAGTTCATATGATGTTAGTAGCCAGCGATGAAATGACTACATCCTCTAAGGACTTATTAAATATTTTGATTGGTGCTTTCATACCAATATTGGCAGGGATTGCCAAGTTTTACTTTGAATCAGGCGGTGATCTTCACCAAGAACCAGAAGATAAATTACTGCCTCCACCTACAACTAATGGAGAAGAAGATGAATCCAGCTTTACTAATTAATATAATACAAAGTTTAGTAGTTGATAAAGCACAAGACCTAGCAGTAGAGCACGTGCAGAAAGCTATAGACGATAATCTCAGCGACAACCAAAAAGTTTTATTGGATGCAGTTGTAGAGGAAATGCCAGATAATCCTTTTAAATCATTTAAAGACTTATTTAGCTAATGCAGTTAAGTTTTAATTTTTCTTTAAGAGAATTAACACGTAGTCAGACAGCTACTAGGAAAGGAATAAAGAACGAACCAAATCAGGAGCAACTTATGAATCTTGTTGCTTTGACCGTAAAAATATTACAGCCGTGCAGAGATAAATTTGGGCCTGTCAGTATTAATTCTGGTTTAAGAGTTTTAGAATTAAATCGTGCAATAGGTAGCGGTGATAAGTCTCAGCACACTAGAGGACAGGCGGCAGACTTTGAAGCCTTTTCTATTAGTAATACAGAACTTGCAAAATGGATAAAGGATAATCTAGATTTTGATCAGTTAATTTTAGAGTATCCGGGTAAAGACCCTAGAGACGGATGGGTACATTGCTCATACGAAAGGCTAGGCAATAGGGGTCAAATACTTACGGCAGTAAAGGTGAAGGGCAAAACGGTGTACAAGAAGGGGCTTCATCCTAATGGCTAGGAAAAAAATAAAAACAAATAACGGTAATCCTTACAGGGATAAGCGTAGACAAAAACAAAGGAATAGAGCGGAATGAGTACACTAAAAGTAAACGAATTAAGACACCTTAGTAATTCAGGTACAGCTAATCTAGTACTTGAATCCAACGCAACTACAAACCTACAGGCTACCAGCACATTAGGATTAACAGTAAACGGTACACTTACTGTATCAGGAGTAGGCACTTTCAATGGTAATGTGGTAGTAGGTAATGCATCTACAGACACGCTTACCTTAACATCTACCGTTAGTGGCTCCGCAAACTACTCAGGTTTTACTGGTGAAATACGAATGTACGCTGGCAATGCGGCAGGAGATTCTCCTCCAGCAGGATGGCTGTACTGTAATGGTGATGAGATAAGCCAGACATCTGGTAATGGTGGTGATCATCACAACTCAGATGGTACAGGTAATGACTATCAGGCATTATTCAATTTATTGAAAGCATCAGAAGATTGGGGTAATACAGGATCACTAACATGGGGAACAAACGTAGTTAAAGTACCAGACTTTCGGTCAAGGTCACCAGTAGGTATACACACAGGTGCGGCTAATAGCATTAGCGCAGGACTAACTGCACGTACATTAGGTGATACCGTAGGAACAGAGACACATACAATGGTTATTGCAGAGATGCCAGCGCATACTCATGTCATGACCTGTGCATCTGCCAATACAAGTATTAGTGCGGCACATAGCCACACTCATGCTATTGATCCTCCTAATACAACTACAGGTGGTCAGTCTGCTAGTCACACTCATAATTTAACACAAGGTCGTGCAGATGGTTCAGAGGAAAATCATGGATTAGGAGCCGCATGGGGTGGTGAAGGTACATTTTCAAGTTCTCAACACGTAGGTAATCAATCAGCAGATCATACCCACGATCTTAATATAGGTAGTTTTACTTCAGGTGGCGCATCTACTGCAACTGTTACAGTAACAGACCCCGGACACAACCATACAGTTACTGCGGCTTCTACAGGTAGTGGTAATGCACACACTATACTGTCTCCCATAATTGCAGTTAATTATATCATCAAGGTTTGAATATGGATGAAAAAATAGATATTAAGGAAGAAGAAAAAGACCCTAAGAAGTGGAAGACAAACCGTGCTAGAAATTATCCTCATTGGCGAGAGCAATTACAAAAGATAGCGGATGATGGAATAGAAAAATGGAAAACTGAAATGATTGAACCTGTAAAAAAGAAATTCCCAAAAAAATAGATGAATGGCATTAGAAAGACAAACAGATTTTACAGGGGGGCTGAACACAAGAATACCAGCGCACAAGTTGCCAGAGAATATGGTGCAAGCGGCTACGAATGTAGACTTCTCTCATGGAGATATACGTCCTGATACTGGTATAGGAGGAGATGGAGGAGGAAAGAAATTTTACTATGAAAAAGGAGCATCATGGGTGGGGACTGACGTAGCTAATGCTTACGACATCCTGACAATAGATGCTGGTGCTTCAACGATAGAAGCAAACCCCACAACTAACCTAGGTAATCCACTTACAATTCAAGATACAGGCACCTATCAAGTAGGTGTACAACTTACCTTTACAGTTAATGCCTCTACAGATGTAGTTACTACAAGTGCAAACCACAACCTAGCTATTAATGATACCGTAGTACTTTCCTCAGCAGGAACTCTTCCAGCAGGATCGGCGGCAAGTACTACATACTACGTAAAGACAGTCCCTCTTGCTACTACACTTACACTATCTGCAACTGAAGGTGGTGGAACTTTAGATTTTACTAATACAGGATCAGGTACACATACACTAACCTCAGTAGGTGATGTTATAGTCAATGATACAGAACTAAATTTAGGTTCAGTAAATTCATTCGTTGAGTACAATGATGACCTATACATGGGCCGTAACACCTTTTCATTCGTGGCTACCTCAGTTAATGCAGGATCAACAATTACTATGGGGTCAGCAGACGTTGCAAAAATTCTTGTATCAGACCAGTTTATAGGTACAGGTATAGCACCTGATGCAGTAGTGGAAAGTATAAACTACGGTACAAATGTAGTGACTATGGATAAACCTAATACAGCTACAGGTTCTA